CACCTGGAGCGCATTGCAAGTACTAACCCACCATGAACAAAGCAAGCATGGACAAATGGGTTGCAACAATAAGTCTTTTCCCAATCCTTGATACCGCTGTTCTTCTTTGACTTTGGCTGTGTTCCGCAGAAGTAACAGCCATTGTGGTGTGCGTCTTTGCCATGTCCGTAATGGAATGAGTTGTCTGAAGCTATCCACTTGCCCCATTTGATCGCATCTGATATGACCTGCTCTGCGGTCTTTTTCACATGGATAGATGGAAGTGTGCCTGTGTAAGTATTTGTTGCCGGTTTTGGGTCACTACCGAACACCTTGCTGTTGCACCACTTCTGAAGAGCCTTGCAAGAATCTTTGCCAAAATAACCATCTGCGGTCACTCCAAGCTTCTTCTGTATAGCCTTGCTTGTTTTGGTTGACCATGCACCATCCTGTGCCACACCTGCCCATGCTTGCAGTTTTTTCACAGTTGCCTTGCCCAAGATGCCATCAACCTCAAGACCGCCTAATGCTTTCTGCATCATTGCAATGGAATTGTACTCAAATAGACCATCAATCTCCAATGGCTTGGATATGTCAAACTTGGCAGGAAAGTGAGGTCTGTATATGCCCTGTATGTATTTCACAGGTCTTGTCTTCTGTGCTACCACGCCACCATTAGTGTTGCCCTCAATCGTATAGACCTCATCACAGCTTTTCCTTTCTCTGATGAAGCCGATATGGTCTGGGAGTCCGTTGTGATTCCAATCAAAGAATCCAATGTCCATTGGGAGTGCAAGGTAAGCAGGTATCATTGCAAGATTTGCAGAACACCATTTGATCGCAGTTGGACAGTAAACAACCTTTTTACCGCCATAAAAAAGAGGGGAATCATTCCCCTCATGAAAGATATACGTTACAAATGCACAGCACCATGCACCGCTTGAATTGCAGTACCGATTGAATACCGCACCACCTTGACCAAGATGAGCCTGTGCAAGTTTAAGAAGTTCTGTGTTATTCTTCCCCATGCGCTTCACCCTCTTCCTCTATGTATGAATCAGCAGGTTCTTCTGCTGTTTCCCACTCATGGTCTTTAAGTGCTTTCATCTCTCTTGTTATCTTTGTGCCTGTCGCACCCTCAACAGTAAAGTCATTGTTGAAGTACAAGGCAAAAGCACCTGCAATGATTGTGAATGCAAGTGAGATGATGTTGTAGATAAGATTAGCTGTTGCGTTGCCAAGATCCACAGCACCTACTGATGCTATGGCTTGATTAACACACGCAATGGCAAATGCAAAGGTGCGTATTTTAGTGCCTTTGTTCATGGTTCTCCTTTCTATGCTGTTCTGTGCCATCTGTTTACTACGATGTAAGGTTGCATTATGTTGTGTGCCTGTCCACCACCTGTATTGTTATTAGTTGCCGTTGTGTAACCTGTGACAGAATCATTGGCAGAACCACCGCCATAGGTTACAACCGCTACCGCTGAACCATTACCTGCATATACATTTCTTCTGCCGAGATAATGTCTATGTTGATCCTGCGTATGCGTATGTGATGGCATCTCGTCTGTTGTCAAAGTGTGCGTTTCTTCACCGCCCGTATCTCCGACCGAGTATGTAGAACCTGCTCCAATGTGGACTAACCCCTCTGCTTCAAGTTCCCAAGTACCGCCCCATGTGGTATTAGGATTAAATGAAGTATCAGAGGTTTCATAATATGAACCGACAGGATGAATAAAATCAAACAACGCTCTGACTATGTTTGCATGGTCTTTGAAGTGAGAGTCCATGTTGCAGAAAAATCCGTCCTGTGTGGCAGGTTGCCCAAACGCTATACCATGACCACCTGCAAGAAAGTCGATTGTATAGAACGCACTTGCAAGTGTTTGTGTTATTGGCGTACCACTTGAGATAGAGTCATTCGGCGTTACTTCGATTTGATATGAAGTCTGAATGTTTGGTGCGCTGACTATGCCGTAAACTGTCGCAGGTGATGTTAACGATGCCCAATTAACAGAACCGCTCAAAGTACCATCTGTTGCCCTTGTTGAGTACCATGTAACAGATGCCGTTGTTCCGTCTACTTTTACTGTTGGCTGTGTCAGCTGTGCTACAACATCTGTGAATGTGAGTGTCGCAGACAGAGTGCCGTATGTACCCTCATCGTTCGGAACACCTGTTGATGTTGTTCTCTGAACATTAAATGATACGGATGGCTCTGTGTAGCCGTTAACTGTAATAGCATCAAGAGTCTTTGTTGTAACCTGTCCTCTTGAATCTGTTACAGATACAGTTGGTGTAAATGTACCTGCTGACTCAAGTAAGATGGATAATGTACCTGCATCTGCTCTTGTAACGCTCTGATTGCCTATTGTCAGCTTTACCTCTGATATATCACCACCATACTGTGCGCTTAATGCTGACACGCTCACGCTTGCCGTTGTAAGACCTGTGTATACATAGGATGTATCAAAAGATACTTGTGTTGATGTAAAAGATGGTGGTGCGTTCAATGTAAGGTTGTATGTAATGATATTGATTTCTGAATCCCCTGTAATATCATCTGACATCCAAGTTACTCCATCCTCATTAACATAGTATTCAACATAAATACCAGGAGTCTTTACTGTTAATGTTGCGTTGCGTGTGTCTTTATTGCTACTATCAAACACTCGTGAGGTAGGTAATGTTTGATAAAGCGACTGGGCAGGTATAGTGGCGTTTACTGTGTTGTTGGCTACTGTGTTTGATTTTTTTTCTTCGAATGAGCGGAGAAATGTACTGCCCTTATAAACTTTACAATACACGGAATACCGCCTACTTAAGCCATATGCGTATATTGATGTTTGACCACGAACCGTCATTGCAGGTGTGGTCAGCGGAATATTGGCACTTGAAACTGTCAAGCTAACAGGTGTGCTAACTGTAATATAGCCTGTACCAAAACCAGACCCTGTGTCCGTCTTTCTGATTGTATACGTTGCCATATAATCTCCCCTATCCTATCCACTTCAAATTGAGGTTATTGCGTTGCGGATTCTGTCCATTTGGATGTACTTTCCATGACCATTGACCAAGACCGCCATTAGCCACAGGAATACCCAAATCCATCTGCTGAAGCACTACGGATTGTGTGATGTACAGTTGGTTGTTGTTGATATACGCTACTCTTTGCGTGCCTTGATAGAATCCCAATTCTGTGCCATCTATCTTTACATGAAAGCCTGTCTGATTGCCGATTATCGTATCAGTTCCGTATGATGCAACTGTTGCTCCGTTTGCTCCGATTATCTTTAAGCCGTTTGTGCTTATTAGTATTCGGTAATCACTACCATCCTGTTGCAAAGATAATCCATCATCTGTCAACGCAAGATGGCTTGATACATAATTTGTGATTGCTTGGTCAATGTCCGTAAGTTCGTAATACCCTGTTACAGAATCCCCAATGCTTACATTAGCAACCGAATAGGTGTACGGATCTGCCGTTGTACCGCTACCGCTCCTTGTGAAGTACCATTTGCCATTTTCAGCTACCGCTTCTGTGTCTGTGATTTCTGCATAAGTGCCATGCTTGGACAGCAAATCAAGAACGCCCACAACATTTTCCACTACAGATAATTGCTGAAGTGCATTGTTAGCTGACGCATTGGCTGATGTAGCAGATGCTTCTGCGTTATCTGCTGATGTCTTGGCTTGATCCGCATAGTCCCATGCTTCAGATGCTTTCTGACCGGCTACCTGCACAAGATAATCAAGACCATCTTGCGCTCTGTTCGTAACAGGCTTGTGTGTTGTTGGGTCTTGCTCAAGGTCTGCTTCTGCTACCCTCACTTCTGTTTCACCATCAAGGTAGTAGTAATAATTCTCTTCCTTGTTCTTGTATACTGTTTCCTCTGTTCCTTGGTTGTTGTAAACATAGGTCACAGTACCATAGGTGGTTTCATCCAGAGCATCAGCAATCTCTGAAGCATAGTTGGCTACATCACTCACAGATTTTATGGATGTTAATACTATTGTGAATTGTGCTTTTACCATGTCAGTTAGTTTCCAATCTTGCTGTTATGGATATGTTTGAAATATCCATGTCTGCTGTTATAGTGTAGGTCTTGCCTGTGCCTAAAACCTGCGTGAGATCGTCATGGTTGTACCATTTGATTGTTCCTATCCTTGCTACAGTTTCATCAGAGATCTCTGTGCCGTATAAGAAGCAATGTGCTGTCAGTACAGTTGCCACATTGGTTTCTGTGAACACATCACCTGCCGATGAAGTTATCTGCATTGTGTATGCAGGTTCTTGACTCAAGTTCGCAAAGTCGGATGCAAGCTGTGCTATCTTGTCAGAGATACCGCTATCCCTCAACAGATACTCGCCAATGATCGCAGTTCTGGTATCTTCTGCCACGCAGGTTTCTATCTGCAAGAGCCTTGCTTCTAAATACAGTTCGCCTTGCTCATCTATGATGTTGATGCGGTCACCAATCTGTATGTCATCTGGCAACCTTGCAAAATCCACTTCATAGTTAACAGCTATCTGTGAATCTTTCTGTAGTTGCGCTCTTGCTTGCCCTGCCAACACCGCTTTGTCTGTGGTATCAAACTCAAACGAACCTATCCACAAACCATCAACATCAAGAACGCTTGACCACCTTGCCATTGCAGTTATGTTGCGCATCTGCCCTGTGGTTGGTTCTACTTGGTACACATCACCTGTTGATGGGTCAGTATATGAATAGTTGTAGTTCCGCAGATTGATTGGTGTATCTGAACCATCTGGTGTGCCACCTGTGACTCTGAATGCCGTCACAAGGTCTGCTATGGATTTCTTGGTATAGATCCTATCCAAATCATAGTTAAGCCTTAACTGTGGTATGGCTTCTTGGTTGCCACGCTTCTGCGTTACGTTCAGCACTTTGGCTTCTACCTGCAACCTGTCAATGACGAATGAATAATATAATTCACAGCCAAATAAATTAGCCACAGACATCAAACGCTCTGTGGCTGTTGACTCACCATCCCATGTATAAGACCTTGCTGTGGTTGGCGCATTCATCAAGTTCAATGACCAATCTGATGGCAGAAAATACCGCATCATGTACTGAATGCTACCATTCAAGGTGACCGCAGGGCATAGCGTGTTGATTAGATCCAACCCTGCATCCTCTGCATATAAGGTTATCTCCTGTGTCTTGGTATCGAATTCTGTTTCGATTATCTGATACAGAGAATCATATATGTTGCTTTCATCACCTGTGTTTGATTGTTTCAATATGAAGTATCCTACCTGCACAGCATCTTCAAGTTCTGCTCTCGTTTCTGCTGTGTATGAGATGACGCATTGAAATGTATTTACTCCTGTTTCCACGCTCTCTACAGTTTGGTCATCACTTATACGATAACCGGCAGGTAGGGTTGTTGATGCATGACCAAGAATTGTCAAATCCCTGTCAGCAAAGTAGATTATCATATGTACACCTCATTGTACTCAATCTCTATCTGTGGCTTGTAGTCTGGGTTCACCCAATCTGACCATGTTGCCCTTATTACATTCACTCCATTGGTCAGCATGAATGACTCCCAATTATTACCAAGCGCACCATACTGCGGTTCAAGGTGTCCACCTATAGAACCATCTCGATAGATGTATACTGTTGCATCATTGCAATCTGCCTGTACAATATCACCTGCTGTGAATACGTTAGGCTGTTCTGAAAACATAACACCTGCTTCTCTTCTGAATACTACAGAATGCACCATGTTGGTGTTCAGCGCAGTTCCGTTAGTACCCATATACATAGAAAGGTCTGTAGCTACCATCTGCGCCACCGCAGGTACTTTGTATGTCCTTGTTGGCAGGTTGCCCACATCAAAGGTGATTTCATCCTCACTCTTGCAGATTGTGGAATTCAGATTGCTCTGTGTGTACTTCCAACCCCTCTGCACTTTTCTGGTCTTGGACACCCACTTGTAGGTGGTAACAGTTACATACTTCTTTCTCTTTTTCTTCTTGGTCTTGACAGCCACTTTCTGTTTGTAGGTCTGTGTAACATAAACAGGATCTCGCTTGCAGTATCCAAAGTGAGTATTGTAGTAGGATAGGTCAATGTTATCTCTGCCCACTATCGTGTTGTTCACTATGTACTGCACAGTTCCTGTTGTGCCGTTTGCGGTTTTGTCAATAACGAAACCTGCAACCATAACACCATTGGCATCTCTTACACCACACTCAAATGTGCCTGTTTCGTTTGCTCTGTAAGCGCACAGCCTATGAACAAGGTCTATTTCAAAGTCTACTGCGCCTGTGGTGTTCTGCCACAGTACCGCACCATGCCAACCTGTACCGCTACCATATGACGGCTTTGCATAGGTCTGCGTCTGACCTTTGCCATCTTCCCAATATGTGTCTGTGGTGTTGCCGGTTGTCACAGAGCCGGTTACCGCTCTATCTTGCCAAGTATGACCGCCACTTGTGTTCCAATCGGTCAAGTCATCAAATGTCCTATTGGCAAGGGTTTCAGCCTTGTTATACTCGTCAAGGTCAAGCACATCTGGGTTGCCAAGTTGGATTATGTTTTCTTCATCATCCATAAAGGCTACGAATCCACAATCACCATCCTCTGATGACTCGCCACCCTCTTTAGCACCTGCGAATTTGACACGCAGTACAGGTCTTGATGGTCTTGCACCTTTGTAGTCGATTGCCCATGTAGCAGATGTGTCTGTGACCTCTGCATTGTCCATAGTCAATGTGATAGGGTCTATGCTTCTTTTGTATGGATATGAACAATATATATCCCATTCACCCTTGACCGATAATTGACCTGCTTCAACCTCTGCTCTGCATATTGGCACACCTGCAAAGAATTTGTCTGGCTCATCATTAAAGATAAAGTCAGCTTCATCAAGTGACAGGATGTTGTTCAGTTGGTTGAAGTTATCTCTGAAATCTTCTGGTGTTTTTGCAATAAGCTGAAAGCCTACTGTCAGAGTTCGTGCAGGGTATCTCTTATATTTGAATGTTTCACCATCTGCCACGCCTACTGAATAGGTTTCAAGTTCTACCGCAAGTGATTCTCTGCCTTTGGTGTACAGGGTTCTGTAGCCATCTATAATATCTTCAAGAAATCTTCCATTGATAGACACAGCTTCTGTAGGCAGAGCAGGTGTAAATTCGCTATGATCCGTTATATCTCTGAATTGATACATTATCTAATACCTCTCAATCTGCTCTGCCTTGTATCTCTTGTACTCATAGCCTGTGACATATCACCGGCTGTTGCCCTTGCAAACTCTCTGCCGTTTATGTAGAGTGGTACGCTTATTTCATAGGATGCGGTTGTGCCGTACTCATATGCCAAGTCACCCATGCCCATAGCATTAGCACTTGGTATTGAGACAAGGTTCAATGATGCCATCTCTACCGCTCTGGTCATAGAATCAAGACCCTTTACAAATCCCTCACCTGTGTATGCACCAATCTCTGCGAACACTTTTGATGGAGATGCGATCCCCAAAACTTTCTTGACCGCTTTAGGAAGTCTGCTTGCCATAGCTTTGACTTTAGCTATTACAGAGTTGAATTTGGAAGAAATACCATTCCACAGACCGGCTATGAGGTTTCTGCCTACACCTGCAAGGTTGCCCACACCTGCTTTGATCTTCTGCGGTATCTGTCTTGCCTTTGCCATGACCGCTCTTGGGATGGATGCAAAACCTTTGGTGATACCCTGTAACAGCGCAACCATCAACCTAACACCTGCGGTAAGTATCTGCGGTAAGGCTTTTATGAATGCCATGATTATCTTACCTGCGATTGATACCGCCTTGTTGGATAATGGTTGCTGTCCTTTTGTAAGACCATTTATGAGGTTTGTAATAGCGTTAAGACCCGTAACAATCAGCTGTGGTAATGCTGTGCCGATTCCCTCTACCAATCTCAAGACGAGTGCTACACCGCT